TTATTCTTCTCGATATAACCCCGTACTACGGTTTTACTAACACGCTTCTCTAGCATATCGAATGCATCATTCTCCTTGATGTAACCAAGGACTGCATCCCAGTCTGCTACTTGAGCGAAGTCAGTAGTGGTAAGAAAAGCAGTACCATGGTCAGTCTTAAATGACTTCACACCTTGATTGTCTGCTTGTTCTTTAATCCAACCCTCAAGCTTTGCCATATTGTCTTTGATACCTTTGACTTTCTCTTTGGCTTCAGACTCTATAGCCTCTTTCTTCCTACGAAGCTTGAGGTATGTATCTATAACTGTATCAACAGTTAACGCTAAGTCAGTCATACATTACTCCGTTTCATTTTGAATAAGGTCAAGCAACAGACCTTGTAGTTTCTGTTTATTTTTAAGCCTGTCATACATCTTGTACTCTAGTTCAGTTGCTTCTATGTGTACGATGTTTGATACATGCTTCTTCCCAATCCTCTCTATACGTCCGTTCGCTTGAACATACTGCTCGTTGCTAGTAATTGGCCCATACCAAATCACCGTTGATGCCGATGTTAGGGTTAGCCCATGAGCCATTGTTGCAGGGTGAGCAATCAGTACATGAGGTTCCTTCTCGTGTTGGAAGTTATGGAATATCTCGTTACGCTTCGCAGCAGAAACACCACCATTAACTACACCAACACTCCACTGCTTAGAGAGTTCCCTCTCAAGCATATGCAACGTACCTGTAAGAGGCACGAATACAATTACTTTACCGCCTACTTCATCAATCACCTCCTTCACTAAGTTAACTCTAGGTTTGCAATCAACTTCGATGTGGCTGCCGTCATCTCCGTAGACAACACCACAACTTATTTGGATTAGTTTCTGAAGCTTGACCGCTTCGTTAACAGCAGTAATCGTCTCATCAGCAGAAAGTTCTGTGATAAAATGACGTAACATTTTTTGATAATGTTCCTTCTGTTCTTTAGTAAGTTCGACTTTGCGGGTTTGGAATACAGTATCGGGAAGGTCAAAGCACTCATCTCGTGTATACCGAACCGCAGGTTGCAACATATACTTAACAACCTCGATAGACTCAGGACGTGGTATCCACTTCCATTGTCCAATCTTCATCATAACAGTTTCTCTAAACGCAGTATACGTCTTTGTCAAGTTCTGACTATCAACTAACTTAGCTAATGCCCATGCATCTGTCGGTGCGTTCGGCGTCGGTGTGCCAGTCATCAACCACAAACGTGTTGCTGTGTTCTTATCCATAAACTTGCGGAACAACTTGAAGCGGTTAGTCGATGGGTTACGATACACTGCCGCTTCATCCACGATAATTAAATCAAACATCCCCTGTATCTCATCAATGATGATAGGGAATCCATCGTGGTTAATAATATAGAAGTCATTGTCAGTCTTGAGTAACTTCTTCCTACGCTCACTAGTACCATGTAAGGTTACAGATGAACGGTGTGGAAACTGTGTAAAGATACCATCACCCCATACACGCTCAAGTGTAGATAGTGGTGAGATGATAAGACACTTCTTGATAGCACCAATCTTCATCAGATAGTCAGCCGCCCATAGTGCAGACTGTGTCTTACCTGTACCAATCTCGTTAAGTACCAACGCTTTCCTATTCATTGTAAGGAAAGCAGCAGTCATCTTTTGATGGTCATAAGGCTCATAGTTACCTGACCATTTATAGTAATGCAGTATAGGTGCAGGTGCTTTGATACCTAAGTTTCTTAATACTTTTACTTCGTCAAGTTTGTGTGGTGTGACAACAAGTTCTGCTCCCTTGAACGACATCAGCTTGGCCGTAGGTATAGATTCCAATACCTTGTTCGGATGCTTGAGGTTCAGGGCTAGAGCCTGTGCCTGTTCAACGACAATCATTTATATACTCTCTTACTTTATTGATGGTCTCGTCGTCATAGACCACAAAGCATTTGCCACCTGCCATTTCAATCTCCTTCATACATTTGAGTTGCAAGGCGGTGGGCTTCTTAGTCCTGTCCGCCTTACACTCTATCCCAATAAACTGCCCTTCTAGAATAGCTACTCTATCGGGAACACCTGCACGACCAAACGGTCCTGCTTGTGGGGAATAAAACCAAACCTTCTCAGACTTTAACATCTTGTCAAGTTTATTTTTTATTTTCCCTTCGGGTGTAGTAGCCATTATAGTTATCCTTACAGATATGTCAAGTACTATATCTTAGCATACTCACACATATTCTGTGCAGGGCAGAACCTACATAGACCACTAGGTCTAGCAGGCCAGTTCTCAGTCTCAACAGACTGGTTGATACGCTCTATCCGTGCCAACATATCCGCCCACATAAGATTAGTCTTGTCCACAGTGAACACTTCTGCGTCCATGCTAAGGTCTTTTAACCATACGAAACAAGACTTGACAGACTTAATCTCAGGGAAATGTTTGAATACTTGTAGTGCGAATAGTTGAAGCTGTGTAAAGTCAGGTCTTCGTTTACCTGTCTTCCAATCCATAACCACTGCCGTGTCATCATGCAAGATGAGTACGTCGAGTATGGACCGTAGCCAAGCGTCATCACCCCACCAACTTGTTGGTGTAAGGTTTTCATTTAGACAGAGCTGACGCTCAGCGTGTAGTTCACCACCGCTAGCCATACGTTCTATCGCTTCGCATAAGACTTCGTACTGTTTAGTCTCATCAGTCAGTGGTTTGTTATTGATTAGTCTATGTTCTAAGTCCGAGTGAATACGCTCACCATAACGAGTTGCTTCACTGCCTTCGTCCTTAATCTCTTTCATAATGCGTTGATGGTAGTACCGCTTCGGGCAGTTCTCATACATCTTGATAGAAGAATAGGAGTGCGTCAGTTTAATATCAGTCATGGTTATTCACCCGATGCTCGACGCAGAACATCGTGCTTTAATGTTTCAAGGAAACCTACTAGACCAACAGTATCATCTATCTTAGTAGAAAACCTTACATACTGACCCTTCACTTTAATAAGCATAACTAGGTCACCTAAGTCTTCGTCCTTTGCAGATGAGACAGTTTCTGTAAGTTCTTTGATTACCTTCAAGGTACTTTCTTTCTTACTCATTTTGCCTCTCCATAGTTTGTGCCGACACCAAGTTCGCAAGCGACAGGTAAATCTTTCGCCCAGCTGGGAGGTGTAGACATTTTCTTGAGAACAAGTTCCTGTGCGTCAGATGATTCTTCACCGGGGACATTGATGATAATCTCATCATGTACCTGAAAAGCGACAGGGTAATGCTTACCAACTGAAGCCATCTGTTCAGATATAACTATACGAGCCAACGCTTGTACTATGTTCTCTGTTACTTTACCACCGTATATCTTTGTCCAATCTACCTTAACTTCCTCGCCTGACATAATTCTTTTTTGTGCCAACTTGCGGAAAGTTCTAGCGTCAGAGATATACTCATACCCATCAGCACCACTACGCAGTGCCGCATACTTTATATATAGACCGTTCGGCAGACGCAGTCCGTCACCGTCGTAACTCACAACATCACACAACTGACCTGCTCTACCTGCTATCATTTCACCTAGCGCGTGGTTGCATCTATTCCAGAAGGACGCAATCTTGTGGTTCTTTCTTCTATATAACTGTACGATACGCTGTGCTTCGTTCTCATCTATGTTGACTGAGATACCACCCATGCCTAACGCCAGTGTATTTCTAAACTTGACATGACCCATGCCATAACCTAGTCCAAGTATGCAGGTCTTACCAACAAACCTTTCAACTTTGTCATCTTTAGTTACTAGTCTACCATAGACTTCAGAAGCAAACTCACTATATACATCTCGTCCTTCACGGAATGCTTCTAGTAAATCCTGTTGTCCTGATACATAAGCAACCATTCGTGCTTCGATTTGTGATGAGTCACAAGCAATCAACACATTACCTAATGGTGCAGACAACGCACTACGGATAGCACCGTTGCGTGGTAAGTTCTGCAAGTTCAGTTTGTCACCACCGCTAAACCTACCTGTATGCGCTCCATAATAGTTAAGCATGATAGGCAGTCGCCCACGCTTCGCTACCTTTATTAAGTTCTCCGTGCGTGTCTCTTCTATTGTGGACTTTGTCCCGAGCCTCGCCGCCACCAAGTTCTGCACGGCAGGACTAGGATGCTCCAACAAGTTTGTGAATGCTTTGTCCGTCTTAGCGAACGCATAGGTTTCTTTACCTGTACGCAGACTAGTCTTCATCGGTGGTTCAACACCAACAGTCTGTAGTAGTTTGGCAAAGATTTGATTAGACATCAGAGCCTTCTTGACTTTCTCCTGACTCAATCCCTTGAGTGCTAGGTCATCAATAAGTTTCTGTTTGTTTGCTTTGACTTGCTCGAGGTGGTCTTCCAACACTTCAACATTTAGTTCGATGGTTGGTTCTGTATACATCCTCATCGTCTGGTCAATGACTGCCATCTCGGATGGAGGAAACTTCTTAGCAAGTAACTTGAATAGTTTATATGTAAGGTCTACATCGTTGACGCAGTAACTAGCATACCTGTCAAGTTCTTCTGGTGTGAAATCCTTTCGGTGTTTGCCCAAAGCATTAACAACCTCATCACCTTTCTGACCAATACCATAGTGTTTTGCCAAGGCTTTAAGCGAACCACCTACTGTTGAGTTGTGGAATGGTCTAGCCATAGACAGAGTATCAAGCCACAGTTTAGGTTTGATACCGTAGTGCCACGATAAGATAGCACCATCGAACACACAGTTGTGTGCCAGTATTGCTTTGTCAGAGTAGTCGAGGGAGCGTAGGAACTTACCTACATCCTCCCCCGAATACCAATCAGTAGGGTGGTCGTTAACCTTGATACCTACACCAATAACTTCGAACCTATCATCCCGAATGTATGCCTCTGTTGTCATCTTAGACAGCGAGAACTCACGGTCATAATATGTTTCAAAGTCAATGGTTACTATATCCATACCCTACCCCTTCTTGTTTCCTTCTGCTGCGAGTGATGCGTACCCACACATGTCAACATAGTTGTCTATGTTTGATGGGTTTTCCCTCGTGCGTGCTACCTTCAACAACATCAGCATTACAGGGATATACTCAGCAGGAATATAATACCCAAGGTAACTAGACCATAGACCACTAATTGTTTTGAAGTTGGCACTCGCGTCTCCGTGTTCTTTCTCACGGTCTTGCGAGACGATTTGTTCTGCGGTGAAGAGGACTTCGCTGCGAAACCTAGGCGACTTCTTAGTCGCCACCTCCTTAACATCTTTGATGTTAGCCACAACACTATGTGCATACTGCACGGTACAACCCACTGCCTTCGCTACTTCTTTTGATGTTGCATTGGGATTCTTAGTTTTGTAAGCGATTGCTTTGTCTCGCTTAGTGACTTTCTTTCTGCTCATTTGTATCTCCATAGATAGAATAAACTTCCACACCTTTACCACAATGTAAAGAACATTGGTTACATGCAAGAACTGCTTGCTCTGCATTTGCCCCCATTGCTAACGCACCGAATGCGAAATCTTTACCGTGTCCAAAGGCAACTCTCTCATGTCCGTAGCACACAGGGTATGGTGTACCCTCATACAACCACAGACCATTCTCATCGATAACAATAAGTTGTGACTTGTTTGCGTCCGATGGGAACTCCTCTGGTACTGCACCGTTGATATACCACTCACGCATATTTAATATGTCGCGTAGTAGTCCTACCCCCGATACAATACCTATCTTGTTGTTGTCGTTTGTGACATACCAAGCCTTCGATGACACCCATGTAGCACTGCCATCGTTAGCCTGAATGTCTGTTGCTAGACTTAATCCGTCCCAAACTAATACAGTCATATTAAGATGCCTCGCTAAGCGAGACTCCTCCTCTGTATTTCTCAAGATTATCTTCATCGTGTCCTTCTTTCTCGAACACATTGAAGCGTCTACGCATCTCAATACTTACATCGTTCATGACTCTGTCGACACCCTCAATGATTCGTTGTGGTGTGATATGCCCATCAGTATTACCACCCCAGTAGTTAACATTAGATGCTTGCACAAAACCCTTGAGTAATTCTTTGGGGTACTCGTTCTTGCGGATACTATCCTCAAGCAAGTCCAACCATTCTTTGTTAGACCAGTCAGGTTGTTTCCAAGAGTATCGATGTTGACTCTGTCTTTCCTGTTCAATCTCAGCAGCGATAGCGTCTAGTGCATGGACTTTCGCTCGTGCCTTGATACCTTTCTTGAATGCCATCAATGCTCGTCGCCATTCCTTACGCTTCTCTGGTATCTCAATGAACTTGTCATCTGGTCGCTTGTTAAGACATTCATTTGTCAACAAGTTGAACTTGATACCCTCGAAGTATGAAGGACATGCATTCATTACTTTGTTAAACCTAGTATAACTACTTACCTCAGTACCTTCAGGCAGTGGTTCATTTAGTTTCTGTGTTAGTCGCTTGGTATGTTCGATGCGATACAGATTCTTACGATGTCTGTGGAATGCAAACGGAAACCAACGATAGAAAGACGACACATAAGTTTGAGACATACCGATGACATGTCGCTCACTACCAGTAAAGGTAATGATGTTGTCAGGTGTTACCTCTGCTAGTACATTTGTGCCGTACCCATGATTGGTAATCTTGATTGTCTTACCATCGTCCGCCATAAACAGACGGAAGTTTTGGTTAACAGGTTTACCTTTGTCAGGACTTCGGGCAGTTTGAAATGCTGCCAACA